GGCACCGACCGTTCATTTTGAATCGATAGGGTACTGATATGAAAAACATGCTTTTTAGTCCGAGTGCGACTGGTTTCTTTCTTCAGGACATGGACGCGCCAGCTGATGCTGTTGAAGTATCCGCTGAGGTAGAGGTGTTTTTAAGGCAGGCAATTATATGGGGCGCAAGAGAGTTTCATTTTTCCGGGGAATCTGTATCTGTGGCATATCCCGCTCACCTGCAGGAATATGCCACGGACAATAAAGCGCCTACGCAATATCCGGCGACGCAGGCCAGCTGATTTCTGGAGCCTGAGAAACATCAACCGCCTGCACTGCCTGAATATATTTCATCCATTCGGTAAGCAGAGCTTTGTCTGCATCCATAATAATGCCGAGCAGCAGCTGCGTCTGCCATGCCTGAGTTACGCCGTTCGCCTCGCTGATGAGCGCAGCCTTCTGCCTGGCTGCGCTCTTCACATCGGCGGCCTGCTGCGCATTCGTATCAGTAACCCACTTTTCCCCGTCCCACTTATCCCAGGCGGTTGCGGGCGCAAGCGGCGTCGTATCTGCCGGATAATCGCCCAGCTCTGATATTAAGATTGCCGAGCCATCAGCAACGGAGTAGACCGTTTCGCCGCGATGGTCGTCAATGGTTTTCCAGCCGTCGTCACGATATACCGCCACGCTACCCGCCTCGGTCTGTGGCGGTGGTGATGTGCAGGCGCAGTCGGGAAGCCCGACCCCCTGCTGCAGATACTCATCAGCTGAGCCAATAAATTCGCCGGTCAGGCTGTCAAAATTATAAATCGTCAGTGTGCCGGCTGATTTTGCCAGGCCATTTTTATCAAGCGTTACCTTAGCCATTATGCAGCCCTCACGATGTAGTTAAATGCGACGTTGCGCGGGCGGATGAACCAGCGCGCCCTCGATCCGGTGTTGGAAACACCAGTCATATTGGAAACTGCTGCTCTCTCATCGGTGTTAAAAGCCCGTTCACCATTTCCAAGCTGGATGGCAGTTGCTGAAGGGTTATTCTCAATATTTGGCTGTATCCATGTTGCTTCCTGCATGGTCAAAAGCGCCCGTCCTGTGTCAATTCCTCGCCCGTCATCCCAGCCGCGAATGATTTCGGCGCGCAAATCAGTCAGCTTCAGTCCCGGATAAGCCAGCGCCAGTTTCGGATAAAGCGTGTCGCTGAAGCTTGCCCCGTTGCTTTTTAGAAAGACCATGCCAGCCATTGAGGGAAACAGCTCATTGGGCATTTTTGCGTGCGGCCAGGGGAACGGCGAACCTATGACCGGCGAGCCTTCGCCTAAACCGAGGTTTTTGAGAAAGCTATTGTCTTAATGATCTAAATAGCTTGAGCGAATGCAGTACTTGAGATCTGTTCTTTCCAAAAGCTCCTGAATCTTGACGGAACTGATATTTACCATGCTCTTCGGTTATGTAATATAACACCTCTTTTCCAGATACTTTAACTTTATCCCCAATTAAAAATTGCATGGTATTATAATTTTCTCTTTTTATTTTATCAGAATTGACTTTCTTTATGCTCAAATGTTCTAGCATCTGATATCTTTTCAAAAGAAATGCAAACTCTCCTTTGTCACATACATCGTCAAGGCAATTTAAGAAAAGCACCGTTAGCTCACCCATAGATAGTTGGGCTCGAATGATTCGAGAATAAATTATTTTTTGTGCGTGATCGTTAGATGATTCATGGATCATCTTTAATACTCTATATAAGTTTCTAAAGTAGTGCCCAAAAACAGCATTATTCTCAGAGTTAAATTGCTTGTAAAATAACTTTGCAGCACTTTGCTTTACCACTAATTTATATTTATTCGTAATATCAGGGTTTAACTTTTCATCATTTTTAGTGATAAATCTAGCGAAGCTGCTTCTTGCTTCATGTCCTTCATAGTTTAAAGAGCTAATAATGTTGCTTTGTAGGTTTACCATATTAAAAAAAGAGTTATCAAAGCTATCTTTCAAGCTAGCTTTATTTTGCTTTATCTGTAAGCTAATGGTTATTGCCAAAGCAATGAAGCCTACCAATCCGATAATTGGGTTAGTGACACCACCAAAGAAATCCCCAAATGTGCCAAGTTCGCCAATAGATGTGGTTATTTCGTCACTCGATTTTGGAGTGGAATTGTGAAGCGCAAAAAAAGCAATGCGTGCAATGCTTACTAGAAATAATATCAAAGCGGATATTGCAACAGTAGATAATATTCCTTTCCAGTATTTCTTTAGATCATCTATGATATTCCAGAAGGTTAACGATAAGTTAAGGTAATAATCAACCTCGCTCCATACCTCTGATGTTTTCTTCCTTAAATTAACAATCCATTGCATTTTGTTTGGCTTGATAGGTCCATCATTTTTATTGCGATCGTTATTCTGCTCCATTACTTCTCCTTGTATTATTACAGTAAAAGCATCTGAGTTGGTTTGATTATATGCAAATTGGATATGTTCGGGTATCAACAAATGACCAGAACACGGATTTACAGCGTAAAGCGTCACAGAGTGCAGATTGTGAGCTGATATTTGAAGACAGAATGAGCGGCAAAACCAGCGGCCGGCCTGGACTGAAAAAGGCACTGCGCTGCCTGCAGCCGGGTGACACGCTGGTTGTGTGGAAGCTGGACCGGCTCGGCCGAAGCATGAGTCATCTGGTTACGCTCACCGAAGAACTGCGCGAGCGCGGCGTGAATTTTCGTAGCCTGACTGACAGCATTGATACCAGCACGGCCGCCGGCCGGTTTTTCTTTCACGTCATGGGGGCGCTGGCTGAAATGGAGCGCGAGCTGATTGTAGAGCGCACCCGTGCCGGGCTGGCCGTTTCGCGTGATCGGGGCAGGATCGGAGGGAGGCGGCGAAAGATGACGGACAGTGTTGTGCATCGCGCCCGATGTATGCTGGCGCAGGGTGCTACGCTGCTACAGGTGTCTCTGGTGCTGGACGTCTCGGTCAAGACTATTAACCGGTATATCCCCGCCGCTGAACAGGAAGCCCTTTGCAAAAGCAAACGCGGCATTGTGTGAATACCTGCACAATGCTTGCAGGGTGCGCCAGTGCCCGCCACCTTTCACCATAGCGGAACCCCTTTACAGGAGAACCGCCACATGGCTCAGGATTATCACCACGGCGTGCGCGTTGAGGAAATCAACGAGGGCACCCGAACTATTACCACCGTCAGCACGGCGATCTTCGGTCTGGTCTGCACCGGCGACGACGCCGACGCGGCAACCTTTCCGCTCAACCGCCCGGTGCTGCTGACCGATGTGCTCACCGCCAGCGGCAAGGCTGGCGAGTCCGGCACGCTGGCCCGCTCGCTGGACGCCATCGCCGACCAGTCCAAGCCCGTCACCGTCGTTGTGCGCGTGCCGCAGGGCGAAACCGAGGCGGAAACCACCGCTAACATCATCGGCGGCGTGACCGACGGCCAGAGCACCGGCATGAAGGCGCTGCTGGCCGCACAGGCCGTCTGTGGCGTCAAGCCGCGCATTCTCGGCGTGCCGGGACATGACACGCAGGCCGTTGCCACCGAGCTGCTGAGCGTGGCGCAGAGCCTGCGCGGCTTTGCCTACCTGTCGGCCTACGGCTGCAAAAGCGTAGAGGAAGCCATCGCCTACCGCACCAACTTCAGCCAGCGTGAAGGGATGCTTATCTGGCCTGACTTCATCAACTTTGACACCGTGCTGAAAGCGGACGCGACGGCCTACGCCACCGCCCGCGCGCTCGGTCTGCGCGCCAAAATCGACGAGCAAACCGGCTGGCACAAGTCCCTGTCAAACGTCGGGGTGAACGGCGTCACCGGCATTTCCAAAGACGTGTTCTGGGACCTGCAGGATCCGGCGACAGACGCGGGTCTGCTGAACCAGAACGACGTCACCACGCTGATCCGCAAAGACGGTTTCCGCTTCTGGGGTTCCCGCTGCCTGAGTGACGACCCGCTTTTTGCGTTTGAGTGTTACACCCGCACCGCGCAGGTGCTGATGGACACCATGGCAGAGGCGCAGATGTGGTCCGTTGACGGCCCGCTGAACCCGTCGCTGGCCCGCGACATCATCGAGAGCATCCGCGCGAAGCTGCGCAGCCTGGTGAATCAGGGCTACCTCATCGGGGCGGACTGCTGGCTGGATGAAAGCGTGAACGACAAGGACACGCTGAAGGCGGGCAAGCTGACCATCGACTACGACTACACGCCGGTGCCGCCGCTTGAAAACCTGCTGCTGCGCCAGCGCATCACCGACCAGTACCTGGTCGATTTCAGCAGCCGCGTGAGCGCATAAGGAGACTGGAACATGGCATTACCCCGCAAGCTCAAGCACCTGAACGTGTTTAACGCAGGCAACAACTGGCAGGGGCTGGTTGAGTCCATCACCCTGCCAAAAGTCACCCGCAAGTTTGAGAAGTACCGCGGCGGCGGCATGGCCGGTGCAGTAGACATCGACATGGGCCTAGACGACGGCGCGCTGGATACGGAGTTCACTGTAGGCGGCACCGAGGCGCTGCTGTTCAAGCAGCTGGGCACCGCCACCGTGGACGGCGTGCAGCTGCGCTTTACCGGCTCTATCCAGCGCGACGACACCGGCGAAGTGCAGGCGGTCGAGCTGGTTACGCGCGGCCGCTACAAAGAGCTGGATTCCGGCGAGTGGAAGACCGGCGATTCAAGCACCACCAAGGTATCCGCGACCAACAGCTACGCCAAACTGACCATTAACAGGGAAGTGGTTTACGAGATTGACCTCGTGAACATGATCCACATCGTGGATGGCACCGACCTGATGGAAGCGCACCGTAACGCGCTCGGCCTCTGATAAACCCGGCAGGGGCAGCCCTGCCGCTCTGAAACGTATAAACGGAAAATAACCATGACCGACAAAACTACCGAAAAAGCTGTTGAGCTGGACACCCCCATTCTGCGCGGCAAAACCGAAGTGACCAGCGTGACCGTGCGCAAACCGCAGGCCGGGGCGCTGCGCGGCATCCGCCTGCAGGCGCTGATGGACATGGACGTGAACGCGATGATGGCCGTGCTGCCGCGCGTCACGAACCCGGCGCTGACCGTGCAGGAAATTAACGAAATGGACCCCGCCGATCTGCTGTCCCTGTCGGTCGAGGTGATCACTTTTTTGTTGCCGAAGTCGGCGCTGTCAGCTTTCCCGACAGCCTGACGGTAGAAGATTTGGTAGCGGACATCGCTACCGTTTTTCACTGGCCGCCGCCGGTGATGTATGCGGAGTCTCTGACGGACGTGCTTGAGTGGCGGCATAAAGCGATGCAGCGTAGCGGAGCCGGTGACGATGAGTGACACAAACCTGCGGCTGCAGGTGGTATTAAGCGCGGTGGATAAAATCACGCGCCCCTTTCGCAGCGCGCGCGACGGCTCTAAGGAGCTGTCGGCCGCGCTGAAGGCCAGCAAAGACGGCCTGAAATCCCTTAACGAGCAGGCGGGCCGCATTGACGGTTTCCGCAAAACCCGCTCACAGCTTGCCGTTACCGCCAACAACCTGAAGGCCGCCCGCGAGGAAGCGGCGCGCCTTGCCGTGCAGTTTAACGAAACGAACAGACCCACGGCGCAGCAGGCCAGGCTGTTTGAGCAGGCAAAGAACCGCGCCAGCCAGCTGCAGCAGACCTACAACGGCCTGCGCCTGTCGGTGCAGCGCCAGCGTGAGGCGCTGAACGCTGCGGGCATTGATACAAAACAGCTGAGCGAGGCGCAGCGCCGGCTAAAAACGGACGCGCAGGCGGCAACCGGGGCCATCGAGCGCCAGCAGGCAGAGCTGCGCAAGCTCGGCGAGCGCCAGCAGAAGATTCGCGACATCCAGGCGCGGCATGAAAAGCTGACCGAGACGCGCAATAAGCTGGCCGGTAACGGCGCGGGCATGGTGGCAACCGGCGTTGCTACCGGCGCGACCCTGATGGCCCCGGTGCGCGCCTATGCGGATTCGGAGAACGCCGCGACGCAGCTGGCCGCCTCCATGATGGGGCCGGGCGCTAAGGTACTGCCGGAGTATGAAAAAATCAACAGGCTGGCGGTGAGCCTGGGCGACAAGCTGCCCGGCACCACGGCGGACTTTCAGAACATGATGACCATGCTGCGCCGACAGGGCATGAGCGCGCAGGCGATCCTGGGCGGGCTGGGTGAGGCAACAGCTTATCTCGGCGTACAGCTGCAGATGGCCCCGACCGATGCGGCGGAGTTTGCGGCGAAGCTGCAGGACGCCACACAGACCAGCGAAAAGGACATGATGGCGCTCACCGACATCATTCAGAAGGGATTTTATGCGGGCGTGGATTCGGGAAACATGCTGCAGGGATTCTCCAAAATCGGCAGCGCCATGGACATCATTCACCAGAAAGGGCTCATTGCGGCGAAAACCTTTGCGCCACTGCTGGTTATGGCCGATCAGGCCAGTATGTCCGGCGAGTCGGCGGGCAACGCCTATCGCAAGATTTTTCAGGCAACGCTCAATAATAAAAAAATTGGTGACGCGAATGATGTATTGGCTGGTACAGGGATAAAGCTGAATTTCCAGAACAAAAAGGGGCAGTTTGCCGGGCTGGAAAATTTGTATGCGCAGCTGGCGAAGCTGAAAAAAATCACCAGCGACAGCAAGCGCCAGTCCGTTTTAAATACGCTGTTTGGTGATGATGCTGAAACCCTGCAGGCGCTGAACATCATGATCAGCAAGGGGATCGAGGGTTATCGGGAAACTGCTGCGAAGCTCGACAATCAGGCGACCCTGCGCGAGCGCGTTGACGCCTCGTTAAAGACGCTGTCAAACCGCTGGGATGCGGCGAGCGGCTCGTTTACTAATGCAATGGCTGCAATTGGTGAGACGGTCGCGCCAGTGCTTAAACAGCTGGCCGACTGGCTGGGCAATCTCGCCAGCGCGCTCGGCAGCTTTGTGAAACAACACCCACAACTGACGGCGGCCTTGTTCAAGATGGCGGCTGGTTTTGCCATAGCGACAGTAGCTATAGGGAGCATATTACTCGCGCTGGCGGCCATCTTAGGACCAATGCTGGTAATGCGTATGGTTATGAACAGAGTTGGTCTTCAGGCATTTACTTCATTTGGGCTTATGCGCAAGGCAATTGGCGTAGTCGGTAACAGCGTGCTGTGGCTGGGGCGGCTGATGATGGCGAACCCCATTCTGGCCGTGGTCGGGCTGATTGCTATGGCGGCCATATATATCTGGCAGAACTGGGACACGCTGGGGCCGAAATTTGCCGCGCTGTGGGATGGCATCAGCACCAAAGTCAGCAATGTATGGACGGTCATCCGCACCTACATCAGCACCAAATGGGATGAAATCGTGGCCGACGTGAAGGCGCTGCCCGCGCGCTTTCAGGAAGCAGGCTCCCAGATGATTGATGGCCTGCTGTCAGGCATCAGCCAGAAATGGGATGCGCTCAAAAGCAAGCTGTCCTCACTGACTGATTACCTGCCGGACTTTCTAAAGCCCGGCAATGACAAGCCAGGCGCACCGGCGCAGGCAGCACGACCACGCCCGGCGCAGGTCAAGGCAGACGGAAAAGTGTCTCTGCCGCCGGGCGGCTTTCCGGCTTTTCCGAGAATGTACGACACCGGCGGGCATATTCCGTCCGGGCGGTTCGGCATCGTCGGGGAAAACGGGCCTGAAATTGTGAACGGCCCGGCCAACATAACCAGCCGCCGCCGCACTGCCGCGCTGGCCGCCTCTGCCGCGCTGGCGATGGGTATGGCCGCAACGCCAGCGGCTGCGCGTCCACTACATCCGATGAGCCAGCCCGCGCAGACATACCGGCAGGAAGCGGCACGACCGCAACCGGCGGCCAGTATGTCGCCCGTGACCGTTAATGCCTCTATCACGATCATGCAGCAGCAGGGGCAGAGCGCGCAGGACGTAGCGGACGAGGTTATGCGCAGACTTGAGGCAAAAGAGCGACAGGCGAAGGCCCGCGCCCGCAGCAGCTACCACGACAGAGAAGGATTTGAATAATGATGATGACGCTGGGGATGTTCGTTTTCATGCTGCAGACGGTCCCTTATCAGGAGCTGCAGATCCAACGCAGCTGGCGGTTTCCGTCAAACAGCCGCGTAGGCGTGCGCTCGTCCCTCCAGTTTTTGGGGCCGGATAATGAAACGCTGACGCTTTCGGGCGTTCTGCTGCCGGAGATTACCGGCGGCAGGCTGTCACTGCTGGCACTGGAACAGATAGCAGAGCTGGGGCGCGCGTGGCCGCTGATAGAGGGAAGCGGCACCATTTATGGCATGTTTGTGATCGAGAGCCTGAGCCAGACCAAAGCGGAGCTTTTCAGCAGTGGCGTCTGCCGGCGCATTGAGTTTACGCTCACCCTGAAGCGCACCGACGAAACGCTGGGCGAAATGTTCGGCAGTCTGAGCGATCAGCTCTCAGCCATGAAGGGCGCGGCGACGGACGCCGCGGGTAAAGTTACCAGCATGATGGGAGGGCTGCTTTCATGAGCGCCACGAAATGGATAAACGGGCAGGCAAATTCCCCTTCTTTCAGGCTGACGCTTGAGGGCGCGGACATCACGCAGAAGATTGAGAAGCGGCTTATGAGCCTGACGCTCACGGATAACCGGGGGTTTGAGGCTGACCAGCTGGACATTGAGCTGGACGACGCAGACTGCCAGCTGCTGCTGCCTCGCCGGGGCGTATCTCTGTCGCTGGCTCTCGGCTGGCAGGGTGAGGCGCTTTTTCCGAAAGGCACCTTTATTGTGGATGAAATTGAGCATTCCGGCACGCCTGACCGGCTGACCCTGCGCGCCCGCAGCGCCGACTTCAGGCAGACGCTCAATACTAAGCGTGAAAAATCTTGGCACCAGACTACCGTGGGCGACATCGTGAAAGACATCGCAGGCCGCCACAAGCTGAATATCGCCCTGGGTGATGATGTGGCGAAGATGGCCGTAGATCACCTTGACCAGACCAACGAATCAGACGCCAGCTTTCTGATGCGCCTGGCGAAACAGTCAGGCGCGATAGCCTCTATCAAAAACGGCAATCTGCTGTTCATACGTCAGGGGCAGGGAAAAACGGCCAGCGGTAAGGCGCTGCCGGTGATCACCATTCAACGCAAGGACGGCGACAGCCACCGCTTTACCATGGCTGACCGCGACGCCTACACCGGCGTGATTGCCAGCTGGCTGCATACCCGCGAACCGACAAAAAAACCGGTGGCGAAAGTAAAGCGCAGGCGGAAAAAGACGACAAAGAAAAAAGAGCCAGAAGCCAAACAGGGCGATTACCTGATCGGAACGGATGAAAACGTCCTTGTGCTGAGCCGTACCTATGCAAACCGGGCCAATGCAGAGCGCGCGGCCAAAATGCGTTGGGAGCGCCTGCAGCGCGGGGTTGCGTCGTTTTCTATACAGCTGGCTCGCGGCCGGGCAGATCTCTACACCGAAATGCCGGTAAAGGTGAGCGGCTTCAAGCAGCAGATAGATGCGGGCGAATGGATTGTTACGACGCTTACGCACAGCCTGAGCGCTGATAACGGCTATACGACCAGTATTGAGCTTGAAGTGAAAATAGATTTACTTGAAATGGAATAATGATATCTCAAAATGGATAATTCGGATAATATCAAACCCAAATGGGTTTTGGAGATGACATCATGATGAATTGCCCTTTATGCGGGAATGCCGCACATACTCGCAGCAGCTTTCAGGTTTCAGCGACAACAAAAGAACGGTATAACCAGTGCCAGAACATCAATTGCGGCTGTACGTTTAAATCACATGAAACGGTTTCTGAGATCATTATGAAGCCTGGAGCGGTTAAGCCAGTTCCACCGCATCCAGGAAGAGATCAGCAGCAACCCTTATGGTTATGATCGCTGCCAGCCCTCTTGGCTTGTTAAGCTCAGCCTCTAATTGTTATCTGAATATCATCCTCACTAACGCCAAAGTATAGAGCTAGTCCTGCTTTAGCGTCCTTAAGAGTCAATGGAATGACCGCATTTTCATCATCTTCATCTTCGTATTCATCATTTGCTTTTGCCTTGCCTAAAGCAGATACATTTACTTTTGAAACAGGTTTGAAGTCGAGTTCGGTCACTACGATCCCATATTCTTCGAGGGTACGATAAGAGACAGGATTACGATTACCATCCCATTGCTCAGGAATGTCAATTTCAGCATAAGAATCGATGTTAATAATCCAACGTTTAGGATTTTCCGGAGCTCTGCTCACTCCTGATATATGACCGACCATGAATGCATGGTGATGTTTTGCTTCTTGAGAACCCCAGTCCTTTTTCGAATTTTGTACACAAACTAAGTATTGGTGCTTTGCTGCATGGCTAGCATCTAGCCTCCAAGCTTGGCTTCCTCCGGTATTTAGTATTTCTGTAATTCCACGAGCAGTAAGCACAGTAATGCAGTTAGTATTTGTCATTTTAGTTTTCCTTGATCATTTTTAAGTAGTTTTGCTGTGTGTTTACTATTTTTAGCACTTAAAAATAATGGTTGCAAGCAATTACTACACTGATTACTGATGTAAATACTATTTTTTAAGACGGAGTACTTATTTTTAGGTGACGTTTATAAGGGCGGGCAGTGAAAAGTGGAGTTATCTGTATAGTGCCACGAGGCATTCGACGGGGGGGTTATAAAGAATACGGATGACGTGTAGGGAGGCGGCTCAGTACTACAGGCGCTGAAACGAGAATAGACACAAAATATCTGCTGCCATTTTGCTGCCAATGGCCACACCGAAAACAAAAAATCCGCCGAGGAATTTTGATTAAATAACTGATTTTAAATATGAAATTTGGTGGCCCCTGCTGGGTTTGAACCAGCGACCAAGCGATTATGAGTC